CTTCCTAATTCATCAGCTACCAGTAGTGTTGCATTTCTAAATAATCTAGTTTTAGCACAAAGCAGAAGAAGCGCTGTAATAGGAACTTTTGATTCATATGAAAAATACTTGTATTATGAATCAGCTAGTTACGTTAGTAATAGTTTTGGTGAATTTTATGAAACAACATGGCCTAAATCAAATAATACAAAACCGTATACTAATGTACCAACTACATCTTCACAAGGAATTGATTGGTTTGAAGGTATTATAGCATCGGCTAGTTTGTATGACGTATCAAATACAAAAACACTAAGCAATAATACACCAACACATATAATAGAGGATGCAGGTAACGAAAACTATTTAACTCTATTAAAAGTAGCAGGTCATTATTTTGATAATATACTACCATATATTCAACAAATTAATAAACAATACGATCGCAATCAATCAATCTCAGAAGGATTAAGTAAGGATCTATTATATACAATTGGCGAAAATCTTGGTTTTGAGTTTGAAAACGGAAGTAGCTTAGACGACTTATGGAGCTATGCTTTAGGAGTCGATGTAACAGGAAGCGTTAATACAATTTATCAAACAACGACCGAAGACACAATGAAGGAGATCTGGAAACGGATCATTAACAACCTTCCATACTTACTAAAAACAAAAGGAACTGAAAGAGGTTTACGAGCATTAATAAATTGCTTTGGTATTCCAGATACAATATTACGCATCCGTGAATATGGTGGTCACGAAGCTGACTTTGATACAAAAACTGATTTAACATTTAACCGCTTTTACTACGCATTGAAGGTAGGTTACAATGGTCAGATTAGTGGATCTACTGCTAGTGGATATGGTAGTGGATTATATGGTAGTGGATTATACGGATTACCTGCAGGAGCATTATACGGAGCAGGTGCCTATGGAGTAGGAGCGTACGGTTTTGGATATGCATACGGTAATGGCGTTTACGGAGCAACAACATACGGAGGAGCTCCTGCAGTTGCAGCCGTTCCTAATCCAAATCAATCAATTCAAATACCATGGCAAGCTTTGTCGCAAAGTGGATTATTTCCTGAAACGACTGAGTTACGGGTAAAAATGGTTGCAAATCAAACAAAAGATCAAACAATCTTTGAGGTGCCAAATCAATGGCGGGTTCGTGCGTTTGTAAGCGGTGGTTATAATTACATGGGACTGTTTATTAGTGGTAGTCAAGGATGGGCAACAGCCAGTGTTAGCTCCTCAATCTACGATAATAGATGGCATAGCATTGCTGTACGTCGGGAATTTAAAACAGACAGTCCAACAGCAACTCAAACCTATACATTAATAGCTAAACAAACAAATTACTTAAAAGTTGTTACAACAGAAACAGCGTCATTAAGCATAAACGGGACAACTAGCTCTTCTTATAATAGTACATTTACAACTCCAGGATATTTGTGGATACCAGGTAGTGGATCTTTTACTATTGCGCAATCACATTCCATGGACGTATTGTCTGGAAGTGTGCAGGAGTTTAGATATTGGGCTTCGGCATTGACTGACGACATATTAAACAACCACACACTAACACCAACTAGCTTCCAAGGAAACACAGATGGTGTATTTACTGGTAGCACATCAAGTTTTGCAACACTAGCTTACCGACTAGCCCTTGGATCAGATAGCAAAAAGACAATAGATTTATACTACCCAACCACCAGCAGCTACATATCACAACACCCTGATCAGAGCACTTCAATGCCAGCAGCTGCATTTTATAATTTTACAAGCTCGACTTACGAATCTGTTATTGAAGAAAACTCATTAGAGTGGCCAGATCTGGGAGCAAATAGAAGCATAAGTAATAAGATACGCATAGATAGCACAGTGACAGTGAGCAATCAGCTGTATGTTGATGCTCGATCAGAAAAGCCTTTAACAGATAACTATCCGATTGATAGTCCTAGACTAGGTGTATATCTATCACCTAGCAATGAAATTAATGAAGATATTGCAGAGCAGTTTGGTGGACTTAGTATTGACGATTTTATAGGAGATCCAACTAATTTAGAGTTAGATAATTATCCAAACTTAATGCAATTGCAGCGAGAGTATTCAAAAAAATACACAGACTTAAATAGACCAAATCAATACTCAAGAATACTACAACACTACAATGCTGCTCTCTTCCAGTTGCTAAAACGCTTTGTTCCATATAGAGCAAACACACAAGTAGGTTTAGTTATTGAACCAACTATATTAGAACGAAGTAAGATAAACATAAAGCATCCAACAATATCTAACGATACCTACACCGGATCAATTATACTTCCAGAAATAATAACAGTAACCACCGGTAAAGTAGAAGACCCAACAACCTATCCACTTGCAGACTATGTACAAGAAGCGGTTATTCAAGGTCACTCAACTGATTATCTAACCTTACAAGGCTCAGGACAAGATATTATACCACTGAATGTAGACGGAATTGATATGGGATCTGCATTAGCAGCAGGAGAGCAGTTTGAAGAAGTTGATGGAACAATTGACTTAGGTGTAAATGGTGCTGGTTGGAATTCACGATATTTAGGATCTCGCTATGTGTATATGACATACGCTTCAAGTGGAAGTAACCCTAGAATACTCACCCAAGTGACAGCAAGTAGATATGATGAGTACGAAGCTGTTCAACCGAGTATATTATTAAATACATATAGTTCACAATTTGCACCAGGAAGAGAAATGTACGATCGAAATATATACTACGACCGTCTATTCACTGGCCAACGAGCATTCACTGCCTCTGTTGAGTTTTCATCATCACAAGCAGTAGATTTGCATCCATTAACTGATAGGTTTGGTTTAAGATTAGCAGGCACAACCAACAGCACTTTTCCAGTCACTACATTTAATACATCAGTTTATTGGGCGATAGATCCTGTAAATGGATTTTATTTTAAACCATACGATGTACACTCTGCAGAACGTACTGGGTCATTTGCACTAGACGCTTTTATGTATGAACCAGCAGACACACACACACATGACTACTTATATCGAGTAACAATCACTACGGAGTTTATTGGACCATCTGCTGGAAATCCAACTCTTATATTGTCTTTTGGCGGATTCGATTCACCACTAACACAAAGCATTGCATTAAGCCCACTTTCTGATGAAACATTTACTTTTGTAACAAAAGCTATAGGAACCGAGCTAGGGGTGGCTGTACAAAAAACCGGATGGACAAGCGTACAATCTATTAAAATTAAAAAGTTAAAAGTAGAACCACTAAACTACAGAGCTCAAGTACAAGATCATCATTTAATATCATCAAGAGGAATGATTAATGCAAGGTACGAGGGTTGTAAAATGACATCACTTGATTACAATGTAGATAGTCCAGATACTATCGACAATGGTCCAGTAGTAACAATAATAACAGTCGGAGGTACTGTGTTAACAACAACTCCACTAATGCAAGGTGGAACATTTAGAAGTCAATAGTTTTTCTAAAACAAGACATATTTATAGTAAGAACCAATACAAAAACCCGTGGGATATTTAGACAACACAACCGTTACCGTTGATGCAATTTTAACAAACAAAGGCCGGCAGCTACTAGCAGCTGGAGGACAGCTAAACGTAGTTAAATTTGCAGTAGCTGACGATGAAATCGATTACGATTTATACAACCCAGCACATACACTAGGAACTAACTACTATGGTGCTGTAATTGAAAACATGCCAGTACTCGAGGCTTTGCCCGACGAAACGCAAATGATGCGATACAAACTACTTACTTTACCAAAAGATGTTATCGGTATTCCAGTTATTAGTCTTGCACCGTCTTCTGTAAGTTTTACCTCATTAACTCAAGAAGTAACAATAACACCTAGTACATTAAACTTACAAAATGGAAACGGAATCTTCGGATACACAGCAATATTGAGTGACGACACAGTTGCAACTCTTATGATTGCACCTAATGGTAAAGTTAATCAAGGAGGGCCAACAAGTCCAGTCCAAAATTCGTTATTACAAGATCAAGGAATATCAGTAACTAACTTCTTGGATGATGAGCTAACAGGAATATCTACTACTGGAAAAACAGTAACTAAAATAGGTACTCAGTTTGTTTTAAAACCAAAACCACAAGCAAACACTACTCAAATTGTAAAAGCAGTATTAACAATAGTTGGTAATGAGACGGGAGGATTTAAAACAATTATTATTACAGTTGATCCTTCTAACTTTTTAACACTAGACATACAGACATCAATACAATAAGATAATAACAACACAAGCAACTAAAGCATAATGGCAGAAATATATAAAAATTTTACACAAGACGACATCGTGTCGGGAGATATTCAAGTAGTATCCCAACCGATCTGGTCAGAAAACATGAATCCGTATTCTCAGTCATTTGGAGGTGCAACTGGAATTGGATTTTTTACGCAATCAGCACAAGTCTCTCAATCAGGCGACTATTATGTAAACGTATTTCATAGAAATCCACAAACAGATGCCAACGCAGCAGTGCAGTTTGCAGTAGCGTATGGACACAGACTTGGTAGTGGATCTTATGGTGATCCAAACACAGTTGGACAAAATCAAAATGATACCCCAACCAGAGCAATCTATTCGCAATATAGAAATCAGCTTTTACCTCCAACTGATTTAGCGTTTACTTTTAATGCAAATGAACAACCTAATGATATCCTAGTGATCAACATAGCACGAGCACGTTTTCGTCAAAAGGTAGATCCAGGAAATTGGGAACTTAGAATTGCTAGTGGTACTTTATCGGCTGGAGTCACATCTTATTCTTCTTTTATTGATAATAGTGGAGAAGAGGTAACACCAACACTGAATGAAGCTGGTAGGATAATAGGAATATATAGTGGATCTGGTGCAGTAACAGCATCAAGTACGGTCTACGGTTTATTTTATCCGGATCAAGGTGTTTTAATCTTTAATGCAACTCGATTAAAGAATGAACTAGGGGTACCATTCAATTCACAATCTGCCGCTGTACTATCTGCCGCTTCGTTTCAACCAAAAAATTCAATTACGGGATCAAGGTTCATATCAGCCTCATCTTATTTTGCAGCCCGAAGTCAAGAGCAAGTAACCTCAACACACTACTTTGTCAGAATAACAAATAGACAGTTTAATTTCTCAAATAATCCTACCTTTGTAACTGGAAGTTCTGGAGTATTTAGACATGCTAGCATGCTTCGTAATCCTAGCGTGTATATTACTACAATTGGAATGTTCGATCCAAATAACAGACTAGTGGCGGTAGCTAAGCTTAGTAAGCCTTTATTGAAAAGTTTTAACCGTGAAGCACTTATTAAGGTTAAGCTTGATTACTAACAAGCCTAATTAAGATAAGTGAAGTACACATC